ATAAAAACAAAGTTGCTCCCTCTGGATTATAATTGTCTTCCCAGATTTTTCTCTTAGCCTGCATAATATCTGCTATAGGGTCTGCGCTTGTAGTATTAACCCAAGCTCCAGAGATAGAGGTTACATAATTAATATTCTTAGAAGCCTCTGCAGTTCCGCTTTCTGTCATTACTTCCCATATTCTTGTATCAACCTGCTTAACAACTGCACGAGTTAATCTTAAAAGAGTTCGGGCAACAACATCTATATCTGAACTCTTCATATCTTCCATAGAGATAAAGCCTTCATTAGCATACTTTTTAATATAAGAAGTCTGCCTTGTCCAGCTTACCTCTAATGTGGGAAAAGTTGATAATGGAGAGATATTAGCATTTTTCTGCGGAGAAGTTGCTGTCAAATCTGCAGCTGTTTCCTGATACCATCGAATATGGTCTGCAGAAGTATTACTAATTGTGCAAACATTCTTAAATATGTATTCTGCGAGTGCAAAACCTTTAACTGTCTTATCAATATCCAGTCCTCTAATGTCCTGCATCTCTACTGTATCTGCCATTATTCTTTAGATTGTTCTTCTTCAGAAACTTCCTCAGTTTCCTCAGTTGGTTTATTTTCTTCTTCAACCATTATAAATCCACCCTTACAATTACTCTTTCATTAGCAGCTGCAGTTTCTTCTGCATATCCAATTATTGCAGCCCCGCTTACAGCACTATCTGCTACATGAATAACATTTGCATTTGCACCAGTTCCAGCATAAGAACTGACAGGATTTCCTATAGCTACAGCTCCGCTGCAAACCATATCAAAATACCCTTTTTTATAAACTGCGATTTGTGTTCTGCCATCATTTGCTACTTTTTCTCTTGCGGCTATTCCGGCAATCATACAATCATCAGCATCAGCAGCAGCAACAGTTCGGGGGTCTGTTAATTTAAGAACAGTCCCTTTTTCTATGCCTGTGCCGTCTGCACAAGTATAATCTTGGATAACACCGCCATGTCCAGAACTCTCATCATATCTCTTTATTGCTTCATTAGCCATACGCCTTATAATTTTCTATGCTTTTTATATTTTTCGGTAGAACGAATAAGTCTCTGATTTGATGAGCAAACGGGTCATACTGATTTCCAATTTCTCTTTCAGCATTAACTAATCCAAATCTATACCATATCCATCCAAGAATAAAGCAAAAAATAATATAAGCAATTCCAATTAAAATCAATACTTTAATATTTCTCCCGCCTGTAATCTCCCACATCCCAAAAGCCATTATAGCATATTTGAAAAGCTGAGTCAGAGAATAGCCTGTCATGACATAATTTTTCCATAAAAGACATTTATATAAAACCGGATTCATAGCATTTCCACTCCATCAATAACAACATCTTCTTTTTCTCCAACTCCAATAAATTCTATATTATTCTTCCAGAGAGCAAGACAGGGAACATTCTTATAATTTGGGTCTATTTCTTTTATTCCTATTAATTTTCTTATTCTCGCCAAAATCCATTTAAACTTCTGTGTTGCTATATTTCCAAAGTGTCCTTTGCAGACTTCTTTTCTTGTCTGAGGCCAGAGAGTATTAAGAATTACATCCCTGTGTTCTTTAGGAAAAACAACTTCCCAGAACTGAACAGGACGCATAGCAACCTGCACAACTCCTTTTTCAAGTTTTTTAGTTTTTGGGTCTCTCCAAGTATAAGGCAGATATTTAGAAGTCATCTCTTTAACAAATCTATCTACATCATGCTTAATTCCCCGTGTTATTAAGTATAGGTGCATTATATCCTCCTTTTATTTTCCAGCGATATTTATCATAAAGCTCTATCATTTCCCGAACTTTGTCATAATCAATATCAATAAAATCTGATGCTAATTGAGCGCATTTATCCAGACTTATTTTCATACCATAGATTGTCCCGCCAACAGCGCCAAATAGCAGGCCAATTAAAAAGACAGCAATAAACTTTTTTCTATAGGCATCTATTTTTATTTTTTCTTTTTTGATTTTACTATCTTTTTTCCGTATTTCTCTTCCCATTCCTTATAAATATCCGGCCTGTTTATTCTAAGCCATGTTCTTTGCTTCTTACTTTTGAACGGCATCCTTATTTAATTCTCCTCTTAATGCTCTCTGAGCATATTCCTGCGGGTCTTCTTCTTTTTTCTCTGGCTCTTTAGGGACATCAGTTTTCCCTGATAAAGCATCAATAGCTTTAAGTTCTTTTAACTGATTTATGTTTTTCTCCATTATTTCGTTTTCCAATCTCATCTCTTCGAGTTTCTTTTCAAATTCTGGTTTCTCTTCTTGTTTTTCTTCTTGTTTTTCTTCTGGTTTTTTATTTTCTTCATCCATAATGTATCAGAAATGAAACAGATTTATAAAGGTTTCTATCTAAATAAACCTATTAAAAAAAACAAAAATATTATTCCAAAAAACCATCTCCAAAATGTTGTGCTCATTCTGTTAAAACTCCGTTTATACTATCCCATAAATCCTGCCTTGCCTCTAAAATATCTGTTTGTAATTCTGCAATATCTCCATTAGCAACAACTTCTATACTAATTATTGCCTCTGCCTGAGCTTGTCTTTCTACATCATTTATTTGAGAAACTAAATCTCTAAGAGATTTAAGAGCTTGCTCTCTTGATAAAAGTCCATCTCTATAAGCTTGTAATGTAGAAGTAGCCATTTGTTTTTTAGGCTCTAATTGTCCAGCTAAACTTTGAACTCTTGCTTCTGGGTCTCCTCCAAGAAATGCAGCTGCTTCGGAGCCAACAAAAGGTAACTGGCCTGCCCAACCTCTCATTAAATCTGCAGCAGTTATTCTAAAATCAATTTCTCTTTCCATAGTTCTCCTTGCCATAATTCTATCATATTCTTCCGCAGACCTTCCTGTAAAAGCCTGATATTCTTCTGCGTTTTCTATTTCTTTCCCTTTTAAAAATCTTTTCACAAAAGCAGATAAAACAGTTCCGGGCATTCCTTCTGCTAATCCCTGAAGATAACCTCTTGGTGCTAATTGCGTCTCCTGAGTAGGACGGCCACCTGCTAATTGAGTTCCCTCAAAACCTCTTTTTAATAATTCTATCTCTTTTTCTGACGGAGGCAATTCAGATATTAAAGGCAAATCCAAAGGCTGGCCAGATGCAGTTTTCTTTCCCTCTACTATTTGAATATCACGTATTTCTTCAGGAGATAATCCAAAAAATGTTCGTCCATCTGGCAAAGTTATTCCTGACGGCCTGCCTGTTCTTGCATCAACATATATTCCGGGCCTGGCAGGTTTCTTTTTTATTTCCGGCTCTTTTTTAACTACCTCTTCTCTTTGTTTAATATCAGGAGAAATCTCTCCTCTCGGAATAATATCCTCTGGTTTTTCAGCCTCAACTATGTCAAATTTCTTTCTCTCTTCTTCGCTCATTCTCTCTGCTTCTTCAGCAGAGATAATCGGCTTTCCTTTCTTAATTACCATCTTATCTCAATTTTGGGGCTGGAAGCGTTACGCCGATAGCCATAGCAATCACTCCAACAACCAACGAAAACAAAGTCCCGTCAATTCCGAAGAACATAGCTACGCATTCTAAGAGAGTTAAACATACCATTCCTGTTATGATAACTTCTTTAGGCACGCCTTTTTTCTTACTCATTTCTTGTTACCTGTGGTTTTAATTCATTAGGCTGGAAACCAACCTGTCCAGTATTAGCAGCTTCACTTTTAACTAAAGACTCTTTAAGTGAGACCGGCCTTTCAAACTTAATTTTAATTGCAAGCTGATTCCATAAGTCATCCTCTAATAATCTCTGCTCTGTCATATAAACCTGCTCAAAAGTGAGATAACCTATTTTAGAGCTTGCTTCTGTATATTCTGCAGAGCCGCCCAGGATAATTTTAGGAATTCCGACTGCCTGATAAAAAAAGTTCTCATAATACCTGATTGTTTCTAAATGCTGCGTCTGAGGCGGAGACATTTCTACAGGCGGTGTAACAGTTCCTTTGGGAACAATTAGCAATTCTCCTTTATTGATTGCTTCTGCATAATCTTTTTTAAGATTTGAAAGTCTGCTTGTGTCATCCTCATCAACTTCCATAATTCTTATTGTGCTTCTGTGCAGTATTCTTCTAAAGTCAGCCATAGCTTCGTTTCTTGCATCTATAACCCACTGACAAGCTTCAATAACAGAAGTTCCATGAATTTCGTTGGCCACTCTATCATTAACAAGATGCAGTATTTCATCTGGTCTAAACTTTCTCTTTGCCTCTTTTTTCTCAGAATCATATTCTTCATATCTTATTATTCTTCCTTTGGAATTGACAACAGTCCGCATTCTTGACGGATTAAGAGGCTTTAGATTAATCAGAGTTCCTTTATTATTTCTTATAATTTCAGCATAAGCATCTCCATTAATCTTTTTTATAATAAGCATATTCTGCATAATGCTCTCAAAACTATCTTCTCCCCAGCCTGTAATGTTACTAAGAACAGCCTGAGTTCTGTTATCTGTTGTAAATCCTTTGCCTGCTGTCCAGACTGCTAAGGCCTTAATGGCCTGCTGAAGTTCTGGAATCTGCTTAAAATATCCTAAATATTTTTTAAAGTTTGGATTGTCATAATAAGTTTCTTTCTGAACTGCCTCATCTATAGTTTTCGAACTAACTGAGTAATCCTCAACCTTAGTTCTCATATCTGTATATTCTGTCTTTGTTATATCTAATTCAGCCATTCTTAATCTTCAAAACTCTAATCAATTCTTTAATTGCTTCAAGCATGGCCGCGTCTTTTGCTTCCAGCTCATATTCTTTATTTTTAAACTTCACATTTTGTTTTGTTGTTGCGCTTATTTTTTCCATCATAAATCCAGGACAAAAGGTATTCTAAAACTCATGTTTGTCGGAGTAGTTCCAAAATCAAAATCTTTTGGAGCTCCGCCATTTATCTGGTCCCAGTAACCATAAGCTCTGCTTTGAGGGTCATGCCCTAACAAAACAAAGACTGTTACGGCGTTCTCTCTTTTAGCCCAGATTTCAACAGTAATCCTTATTTTCTCTCCTTTTTTATAATGCGTCAGAGGAACATCTAATATTATACAATCCATCACTTGCCCTATTGCTGTTCCGCCAATACCTAAAACTTTTCCTGTTGCTGTTGCAATAGTTGTTTCAGCATCATTCACATCAACTTTTTTTAATGTAACAACCGCATAGCTATTAGTGCCTGTGGATGCTTCTTTCCATCCAATTCCAAACGGCACATTTGCTATTAAATCTCCTTTAATTCTTCTTGGAAGATTTAGCTCAACATCAAAATCCAAATCAATTTTCTTCGCATAATTGGCATTATCTGTGCCAGCCCAGGTCATAACATTCTCTGAATAAAGAGTTTCTGATGTGAGAATAAAATTTGCTCCTGATGTTGCAGATGCAGCATAAAAAGTCTGGACTCCTGTGCCTGCTGCAATATCTGTATAACTATAAGATGCAATCGCAGGCTCTTGTGTTTGTGCGTATTTTTTCTGCAGCATTATGAACTTAACCTCTGTTTTTGCTTTTCTTTAAGAACTTTTAAGCCGTCTGCTGCTGTTGTGTCGTTCAAATCCAGCATTAAGCCGGCCTCATATCTCGAAGTATAGCCGCTCATATTATAAGCAATAATCCTCATCGCTATCATAGAAGACGCCACATCTGACAGCGCATTTTTTATCTCAGTATTTAAATTATTATAATCTGCTACAAAGTCAGTGTGGCATTCTGCGCATATTCTTCCTTCGACTTCGTCAGACCACTTAGCAAGCATAGCGCCAGAAGCTGTAGCAGTGCTGTCGGCATTTTCTCCTGCCTTAAATATTGCTGCTCCTGATGTTGTAAGTGTCCAGCTCATGTTATATCCATGAAATAGATAAATTTAAATGTTTCTGATTTGCAAGCCATGCTGCCCTGACCAGTCCCTCTGCAATATGAGTATCATTTCCAAAAATCCTGACAGATGTCTTCTTTCCGACTGTAATGATATATTCATACTGCACAGAGCGCAGAGATGCAATAACCTCATCGTCATCAAGCAATTTCAAATATCCCTTCTCCATCAGAGCCAGCATATTCATATACATATCTTCTTTGAGCAATCCTCTCTTTCTCTCGCCTGTATGGTCCAAAACTCTCTGCAGATTGTTTAATGCAATCACTTTTCTTTTAACAACCGGCTCTCTGAGCAAGAAATCAAGGATGCCTACACCCAGAGAACCGCTCCCAGCGTCAATTCCAATCTTCCGGAAACAATACTGTTTTTCCAGGCTGAGTATTCTATCAAATGTTTCAGTCGTGAGCTTCTTCTTTGTAACTATGCTCTCCACATGTCTAAAAACATTCTTATCTCTCTTTTCTATAATTTCATAAGTTCCTTCATCATCTCCAAGCCGTGCAATATCAACTCCCAAGAAGAAATCACGATGTTCTTTGCTTGCTATTTGTCTTTTAAGCACACATGCTTTCTTTATAACATCATCAGAGAACAGCTGCCTTAATTCATCAACAAACTCCCCCTCAAACTCCTGCATATATTCAAGAGTGCTCATTCTTTGCTTTTGTTTGTTTATATAATCCAGCATAAATGTCCTCTGAGGCTCTTTTCTCTCTTTTGCAACATCTTCTGTCTTTATATGCCAGCTTTTAAAGCTGTCATCATAGTAACTCTCATAAAAATAGCCGCTCTTTCCAAATGGAGTCGAAAGCAAGATGATTTTCCCGCCTGTAGTTACTAACATCGGAATCACAGCTGGCCAGACTTCCTGCGGAATAAACGCTGCTTCATCTGCAATTAATAAATCTACAGTGTATCCTCTAATTCCCAAGCCGCTCAATCCAGTCGGCAGACATCTTATTATAGATTTATTGTTTAATTTTATCTCTGTTTTTGTAGGTCTGTCTTTTCCTTTCTTTATCCATGTCTTAAAATTCGTGTCCAAATACATAAGAACTTTTGTAAAGAGAAGATAAGCCTGTCTTTCTGTTGCGCTGATGATTAAGACAGATTTGCCTTTATTGCCTGCTGCGTATTCTGCTGCAAGTCTTGATATAACTGTGCTCTTTCCTACTTGTCTTCCTGCTCTGAGGGCGATGTTTTCCCGTCCTCCTGTTTCAAGGACTTCCCGCTGCCATCTGTCAAGTGTGATGTCTTCTCGTTTGCTATCCTCAGAAGCTCCTGATTTATCTTCAGGTCGTCTTTCAGCTTCTTTATTATTTCTGTTGTTTGTTCTTTTACGTTTTGCCATAGAACATCTTCTTCAGAGCCAATAAGAACATCTAAAGCATCCTCATCTTTTTTCATAAGAAAAAAAGAAAAAAAGAATTTATAAAGTTTTGGGAATTTGTTAGAGTGAGTCCAAGAGTCCTCCTCCCCATCTCTTGGACTTTTTTCTTTTTTTTAGAAATTAAAAAAAATATTTTTATTTGAAATTTGTTTTTTTTTAATTTTTATTTTTTAAAAAATTTCTGGGTTGGGTTAAGCGACTTATTTGCTTACTTTTTTGAACGTCGGAGCTTAATAGATTTTCCACTGGAAATCAAGGTATGTATAGCTATATTTCCTATGCAAATTTACTATGCGAGTTATTCGGTATAGCGAATAACTAAAGTTCCATGGAAATAGAGGCCCGCCCCCACGCGAATAACTAAAGTTCCATGGAAATAGAGGTTATATGCGCTCATTTACCCGCCCCGCCTTATTACCCGCCCCCACATTCGCTTTAAGAAGACAGCTGCAGAGCGCGAGCAGGGGGTATTCTGGCGGTGCGAGCGCTCATTTACTTTCAAATAATAAACACAGGAACGCAGGCCAACTATAAAAAAACTTACCGCTGAGGCAGAAAATCTACGATTTTCTGACGAAAAGGTAATATTTAAATTTTATGGAGCAAGAGATAATATGTGTTATTTATTTGAAAGTAAAGAAAATTCTTAACTATGTAACAACTTCTAAGTAATAAGATAATTTAATAAATAAAAACAAATTAGATGAGTCATAGAAGTATAAGTAGTGATAAATAAATCACACATATACACATAATTCTTATTAGTGGTAATGCTATTTATTTATTACTTAATAATAATAAACATTCTCTTTGCATCACTTTCTCTTGTGTATATATGTGTGTGACACTTTTTAGTGGTAGGATAAATATTTAAATTAAAAGATATACATAAACATATAAAGGAGGTAAAAAGAAAATGGTTAATGCACCAAGAATGATGAGAGAGCAGAGAGATAGAGAAATTAATAAAATTGTAGCAAGTATAAAGAAAGCAGTTGAAGAAGGAAAAACAATAAGTTATAATAAACTTGTTTTGGCTTGCATGTCTGATTTGAATCTATCTAAACCTACAGCGCAAAACTATATTCAAATTGCTTTTTACAGAGCTGGAATTGATGGGGAAGAAATACAAAAAAAAGAAATAACTGAGAAAGCTGAAAGTTTATTATGACAATATCAAAATAATAAAAAAAATTGAAATTTGAGGCATTTCTGGCTTAATTTGAACTATTGTAGCTCTGTTCTGGCCATCTTTACAGCATCTATGCAGTCTTTCATTAAAGCAGTGATTTCCTGCTTTCCATCAGGCGTATTTCCTAAAGAAATCATAGCCACTAAAATATCCTTAGCATAAGCCACATAATAAGAAGTTGTGTCATAGCTTTGAATTTTGGGCTTTTCAGCCGGCTTCTCCTGCTTTGGCTTATCCACTAACTTCTTATCAATCATTTCCCGTAAAGCCTGCTTGCTGAATTGTTCTGCGTTTTCTATTCCTAAGCTCTTAGCGAACTTTATCTGTTTATCAGTTGCATCAGTCATCTTTATTTAACCCCCTTTCATCCATATATCTTTTGAACGCATCAACAAAAGCAGCAAAAGCAAATCGTGCATCGTCAAGCTGTTCAATAGCATATTCTAAAGTTTCCTCAGGCGTAATTTCTTCTGATTTCATTTTTGATTATGATGAGAGCAGATGCCGGTTTCGTTTAAGGAACTTCCAATATCCGGATGTAATGTCCTCTGCTCTCTCTCCTTTGATTTTACAAAAGAGTATGATTTCATTTTGCTTTTTCCTCTTTTTCAGAGTTGAAGATTTTGTTTATTTCTTTTAACTTTTCATCAATAAAAGATTTAATCCATTTTTCATAATGTTCTTTTGGAATACAAAATAACTCTACTCCTTCCTTATCTCTTTCAAATCCATAATTAGAATGTAATCTCTCATTAATCTCAATCAATAAATTATATGAATCACCAACTTTTTTATTAAATTCTTCTTTGGCTTTTTTCATACCTTCTTTATAAACATCTACAACAAATTGTCCTGTCTCAATTATATTTGTAGGAACTTGCATAGTCAATCTATTCTCATCTCCTTCAAAATCTATCATTCCTTTATCATATAAATCCTGTAAAATTTCTCTTTCAAGTTCTTTTTCTGTTTTTGTTTTCATTTTTCCCCTTTCCCATCTCCAAATATAAATTCTAATATTTTAAAAAATACTTTTCTAATTAATTTCATTTTTTCAGTTCTTCCAAATGTTTGCTTAATCTTAAAAAATACTGGGCCGCAGTCTCATCTTTACGGGCATAAAAAATCCTTCTAATCTTTCTCAGCGTCGATAAATACATCCTTACGCAGATTGTTTTATTTTCCATACTGAAACAGAAGTGAAACACCTTTATAAATGTTTCGTTAATTCATTTATTCTATCATAAATCAACTCACAATAATAAAGTTTTTGTGTTGGACAGATGTCACGCCTTTCTATGATTCCTAATCTAAATCCTTTAAGATAATCCACATTTGTTTGCTTTGCTATATAATCTTCAAAATACGCTTCTCTCTCTAATTCATCTCTTATTGCAATTATTAAATCTAAATCTCTTATCATCAAAATATAGTTTTCCAACTATCCCCAACATTTATTTGAGCACCAGCAACATCTTTCCAAGCATCTCCAACATTTATTTTAATTTTATCAACTGTTTTCCAAGCATCACTTATATTGATTTGCATGTTTGTTCCTGCTGCAGGCAAATCCCACTGATAGACTTTGTTTCCATCTCTTCCTAATTCATACATCTTGGTTCCATCTGAATTAAAACAAACATCATTCGGAGAAGTGTCTTGTGTTGAAATAGAAACATTATCATAAGTTGCTGTAGATAAATCCCATGCAGTTGATAAACTGTATTGGTAGATTTTATCTCCACCAACCCCTATCTCATACATCTTAGTTCCGTCTGACTTAAAAAATAAACCCGCTGGTGTGGAGTCTTGAACAGCCACAGAAACATTATTATAAGTTGCTGTGGAAATGTCCCATGCAGTTGATAAATCCCATTCATAAATTTTGTCACCATCCCAGCCAATTTCATACATCTTAGTCCCATCAGAATTAAAAGCTATTTCTGAAGGATAAATATCTTGACTTGCGATTGATTGACTATAAGTTGCTGTAGATAAATCCCATGCAGTTGAAAGGTCATACTCATAAATATCTCCTCCCCCACTAAAACCACATTCATACATCTTAGTCCCATCAGAATTAAAAGCTAAACCCTGAGGATTCCCATCCTGAGTGCTCACATAAACACTATCATAAGAAGCAGTAGAAACATCCCATGCAGTTGAAAGAGAATGCTGGTAGATTTTATCTTGTGTCATATCCACTTCATACATCTTAGTTCCATCAGAATTAAAAGCGAGCCCCCTGCTATCAGATTGATAGGTTGCACCAGAAACATTATTGTATTCTGCGGTTGAAATATCCCAAGCAGTCATTTTAAGCTGTGTATTTTAAATAGAGAGTGCCTTGTGGAAAATTAGAGGCTGTTGGAGGAGTGTCTCCTAATCCAAAAACAACATCAGGCACATAAGCAGCCCCAGAAGTTGTATTATCTCCTGTTACATACATAAAAGCCCCTGAAATATCTCCACTGCTATTTATATGAGTTTGAGTTAAAACTGAGCCGTGAGGGTCAGAACTATCTGACGCATGAGAGTAATAAGCACCTGACACCGTATCTATATCACTATCATTAGCATTTATCTGCGTCCATAATGCCCCGGATGTGAAATGAATACTATCATCGTCTTTATGTGGATAATATGCTCCACTAACAGTTGTAATATCTGTTTCATTCTGATTTATTTCTGTCCAAAGAGCTCCTGATGTAAAGTGAATATCTGTGTCTGCTTTATGAGTATAGTATGCTCCTGATAAATGAGTTATATTTGTTCCATAAACATCTCCGTCTGAGGTTATGTCTCCTGTTGTTGTTAATGCTCCGCTTACAATAAGAGCTCCTGAAATCGTTAGGGGTTCATTAACATAAACATGATTTGAAGTAAATTTTGTTACAGGCACAGATGTTAGACAACCAATATTAACTGCTTCGTCTCCGTTTGTAGTTGTAACACAAATATAATTATTATTTCCCTGCCTTATATTAAAAGCACTCGGAGTATCATCTTTTAAACTAAAAAAAGCATTTGCTCCTGAGAAATTGCCAGAACAAAAAATGGAAGCTCCTGAAATTTCCTCATTAGAATTAGGAGAAATAACCCCACCAGCACTCGTCCATAAAGAAGCCCCGCCACCGCCTGTAATATCAACCGGAGATGTTTTCTTTGCTGCATCTTTCACACCAGACAAATTAGGAATATAAATATCATCTGCACTCGTTGGCTCTGACTGTCTTGTCAAAGCTCTTACAGGGTCAGGTCTTCTTCCGCTTCCTTGTCCGCCCATTTTTAATCTGTTTCGTCGTCGTAGTCATGCTCATCGACGAGATGTTTAGTTGTGCCGGCAGTCAAGCCTCTATCCACAGGATAATCCTCTCTGATAAATCGAGTTCCTACAGTCCCAGTTCCGACTTTTACCATGAAACACTGAAAGAAATAAACTATAAAAAATTATGCATTATCAATAGGAGCAATCCAGCATACAGCCTTAGGGTCTGTTAAAATAGCTTCTCCTAATTCCCACACTCTAAATCTTGTTCCGATTCCAGGCTCTTCAATAGCTCTTGCAGTTATAGGAGTGTGAGATTTCCAAGTGCATGCTCTTTGTGGAACCACTAACACAGCAGCACCAGAAGCGCTGTAAGTTGCATTATTTGAAACTTTAACTTTAACTCCCAAAATATTCATAACAGTTCCATCCCGAACTTTCTCGCTTGAATAATTCGGAATGCTCGAGCCCTTAG